CCCGAATCACATTGCTGATGACTTCTTTGCCTCTGTTTATCCTACTATTTCTTCTGGACAGAGCACAAAGGTAATTATCGTTTCTACCCCTCGTGGTATGAATCACTTCTACCGCATGTGGCACGATGCGGAGAAAGGTAAGAATGAGTATGTTCCAACTGATGTTCACTGGTCTGAAGTCCCTGGAAGAGATCTTGCATGGAAGGAGCAGACTATTGCCAACACATCTGAAGCACAGTTCAAGGTTGAGTTTGAGTGTGAGTTCTTAGGATCTGTTAATACTCTTATCAATCCAGCAAAACTAAGAAATCTTGTATATCAAGAACCTATCAAAAAGAATGCAGGTCTCGATATTCATGAACATGTAGAAAAAGAACACAATTATCTAATGACAGTTGACGTTGCTCGTGGATTGGGCAATGACTATTCGGCATTTATTGTTTTTGATATTACAGAGTTTCCATATAAGGTAGTAGCAAAGTATAGAAATAATGAAATCAAACCAATGCTATTTCCCAATATTATTGAGGAAGTAGCAAAAGGATATAATAATGCTTGGATAATGGTAGAGATCAATGATATTGGAGATCAAGTAGCTAATATTTTACATTTTGATTTGGAATATCCCAATATTCTCATGGCATCTATGAGAGGTAGAAATGGTCAGGTTATTGGTCAAGGGTTTAGTGGTAAGAGATCGCAACTTGGCGTCAGAACTACTTCAGGTGTTAAAAAGTTAGGTTGTTCAAACTTAAAAACACTTTTAGAAGATGACAAGATCTTAGTTTCTGATTATGAGATTATTTCAGAACTTACAACATTTGCACAGAAGGGTAATACATTTGAAGCAGAAGAGGGTTGTAATGATGACCTTGCAATGTGTCTTGTTATTTTCTCTTGGGTAGTTGCTCAAGATTACTTTAAAGAGATGACTGACAATGATGTTCGTAAAAGATTATATGAAGAACAAAGAAATCAGATTGAACAGGACATGGCACCATTTGGATTTGTATCTGATGGTCTAGATGATGTCATTTTCACGGACAAAGATGGAGATACCTGGCATACAGATGAGTACGGTGACAGAAGTTACATGTGGGACTATATGTAATGGATCTGGAAGGAGAATTTGAACTAGAGCACATATTGTTTCATGAACGTAAATGTAGATCTTGTGGTATTACAAAAAACTTATTAGATGATTTTTACAGAACAAGAAAATCTAGAGGTGTTTTTCCATCTTCATATTCTTATGAATGTAAAGAATGTACAAAGAAAAGAATTGTTAACAATAGAAAGAGTAAACCAACACATAAAGACTGGGAATACCCTGATTGGTAGTGTTCATGCATTGTTTCCCCTCTGAAAGTACCCCTTTTCCTAAATATTTTTAGTTAAATTTTGGACTTGTAGGAGAACACAAAGATGCCATTAAACTTAGCATCTCCTGGGGTTTTAGTTAGAGAAGTTGATTTAACTGTAGGAAGAATCGATCCCGTTTCTCCTTCAGTCGGTGCTATTGCAGCACCTTTTGCACAAGGACCTGTCGGAGAACCAACTCTCATTCAAAATGAGAACGATCTTTTAAACACATTTGGAAAACCATATAGTGCAGATAAGCACTATGAGTACTGGATGGTCTCATCATCATATCTTGCATATGGTGGATCACTTCAAGTTGTCAGAACTGATGATACGGCATTAAAAAATGCTGCTGTCGGAACTAATCCAAAAATTAAAAGTGTTGAACACTATGAAGAACTAGGATATGCTGAATCTACTCTAAGTGGAACAGTTGTTGCTGCCAAAAATCCAGGATCTTGGGCAAATGGCATTAGAGTTGCAATTATTGATGCAAGAGCAGACCAAATCCTAACAGGTATTACCACATCTGCAGGAACAACAACCACCTTTGATACTTCTGGAGGTGTCGCAGACGTTTCTGGAACACTTGTCGGTAGTGCAACAACCATTCTATTCTCAAATACTACTGGTATTGAAGTTGGTGATGAAGTAAGATCAGATATTTCTGGTGTTGTTGCTGCTGGAACAACTGTTCTCGCAGTTCCTGGTGGTGGTGCTGCTGGTATTGTTACAGTATCTAGTGCATCCCTTCAATCTTCTAATATAACAACCACATTTGATTTTGGCGTTACTTCAACAACCACAACTTCAAATGCTGTTGTAGTCGGAATGGCAGTTACACAACCATTAACTGGTAAGTATAACACTGCAGATGGAACTCAAATTGATTTATCTGGTTCTTATCTAAAGGGTCTTGTTACTGAAGTCGGTGATGGTCAAGTTTCTGTCAAAGTTTTAAGTCGTATCGATGCTGCAGGTACAGAAGTAGATGCGGACTATGATAGAGGAACTTTAAGGTTCACTGCTACTGGATCACTGGGAATTTCCGATTCTTCTGGAAGAATTACTGCTGAAGGTGTAGAAGAAAACGCAAGATCATACACTGCAGAAAAAGACTGGTTTGATTCCCAATCTATCACTCTTTCTAAGGGTACTTTAGATTGGAATGCTTTAGCAACTAGACCTGGAACATCAGAATTTGCTTCCGAAAGAAATGCAAGATTTGATGAAGTTCATGTAGTTGTAATTGATGATAGAGGTGAAGTAACTGGAAATGCGGGAACAGTCTTAGAGAAGCATTTAGCACTTTCAAAGGCAAAGGATGCAAACTTCTCTAGTGGAAGTCCATCTTATTGGAGAACATTCTTACAATCTTCTTCAAATTACATCTTTGGATTAGGAGCACCTAGTACCACATTAGCAACAGGTTTTGCAGCAGGTACGACAACAATCTTGAGTCAGTCTTCTTATGATTGGGATAAAGATGCAAAGGATATTGTATTCAATACAGTAGGAAATTATCACAATCTCCTTACAGGTGGATTGAATTATGATGGGCAAGGTGATATAACAAATAGTGGTGCATTAGCATCAACTGTTGCAGAGTTGAAAACTGCATATAATGTCTTCACAAATGAAGAGAATACTGAAATTGACTTCCTCTTGATGGGTTCTGCTGCACATAGTCAAGATGATTCTAGAGATCTTGCTGCTAACTTGATTGCTATTGCCGAATCTAGACAAGATACTCTTGCATTCATCTCACCATATAGAGCAGCACTGATGACTGACACATCAGTTCAATCTGAAGTTACAATTAAAGATATTGATACAATTACTACAAATGTAATTGATTTCTTTGCTCCTATCACATCATCCACATACGGAATATTTGATAGTGGTTATAAGTATATGTATGACAGATTTAATAATACATTCAGATACGTCCCTCTGAATGGAGATATTGCTGGTACATGTGCTCGCAATGACATTAATAACTTCCCATGGTTCTCTCCCGCAGGAACTGCAAGAGGTACTATCCTAAATGCAGTTAAACTTGCATACAATCCCGGAAAATTACAGAGAGATAAACTCTACTCAAATAGAATTAATCCAGTCATCCTTTCTCCAGGTGCTGGTATTGTATTATTTGGTGACAAGACTGCATATGGTAAGTCTTCCGCATTCGATAGAATCAACGTCCGTCGTCTATTTGTTTATCTCGAAGATGCAATTTCCGCTGCAGCAAGAGATCAACTGTTCGAGTTTAATGATGAACTTACAAGAACTAACTTTGTAAATATTGTTGAACCTTTCCTCAGAGATGTTCAATCTAAGAGAGGAATTTATGACTTTGTAGTTATTTGCGATCAAACAAATAACACTTCTGCAGTCATTGATAACAATGAGTTTGTTGCAGACATCTACATCAAACCTGCCAAGTCTATCAACTTCATTGGTCTAACCTTTGTTGCTACCAGAACTGGCGTATCCTTTGAAGAGGTAATCGGCAACGTTTAATTCAGCACAGTAGAGGTTATTAAATTTTTAAAGAGGTTAAAAAACCATGGCAACAAGAAATCAATTCAATCCACCACCACTCAGAAAAATAACTGACTTCAAAAGTCAGTTAACTGGTGGTGGTGCCAGGAGTAATCTTTTTGAGTGTGTTCTCGCTTTTCCAGAAATTGCAAAGGTTGAGAATGAAGTTCTCAATAAGTCTAGATTCCTAGTTAAGGCAGCAAACTTACCTGCATCAAACGTCGCTTTTATTGATGTTCCTTTTAGAGGAAGAAGTCTAAAAGTTGCCGGTGATAGAACATTTGAAAGTTGGACAATCACCGTTATCAACGATACCGACTTTGCAATTCGTTCTGCGTTTGAGAATTGGATCAACAAAATCAACCGTGTTTCTGATGGAACAGGAGAACTTGATCCTAATAATTACACTGCCGATGCATATGTGTATCAGTTAGATCGCAATGGAGAAACACTGAGAGCATATCATTTCTATGATGTGTTCCCAACTTCAACTGCAGCTATTGCTCTATCTTACGATCAGGGTAATGCAATCCAAGAATTCACAGTAGAATTGCAAGTCCTCTACTGGGAAGCCATGAAGGGTGATTCACCTGAAGCGGGTGGCGTAGATATTAACTGATAAATAGTTAATATACGCAGTTTTAGATCATATACTATGGCCAGACTTTTTGGATTTTCTATTGAAGATAATGTAAAAAAATCCCCATCGGTTGTTTCCCCCGTCCCTCCTTCAAACGAGGACGGGGTTGACAACTATATTAGCAGTGGTTTTTATGGTCAATTTGTAGATATTGAAGGGGTCTACAGAACAGAGTATGATTTATTAAAAAGATATAGAGAGATGGCACTACACCCAGAGTGTGATAGTGCCATTGAAGATGTTGTAAATGAAGCACTTGTCAGTGATCTTTATGACTCTCCTATAGAAATAGAACTAACAAACTTAAATGCGACGGATAGATTGAAAGATCTAATCCGCACAGAATTTAGACATATTAAAGAAATGATGGACTTCGATAGGAAGTGCCATGAAATTTTTAGGAATTGGTATGTTGACGGAAAATTATTTTACTTAAAGGTAATTGATCAAAATAGACCTCAGGATGGTATTCAGGAGATCAGATATATTGATCCTATGCGAATGAAGCATGTAAAACAAGAGAAGAAAGATAATAAGAATGGTCCAATACCTGTTGCCATTCCAAATTCTCAGAACGACATTAAGTTTCCAGAAACTGAAGAGTATTTCATTTATACTCCTCCACAAAAATCAAATCTTTATGGTGGACATACCAAAAAAGGTGTGAAAATCATGAAGGATTCTATCACGTATTGCACGTCTGGTTTAGTAGATAGAAATAAGGGAACTATCCTTTCATATTTGCATAAAGCAATTAAATCTCTCAATCAACTTAGAATGATTGAGGATTCTCTGGTCATCTATCGTTTATCTAGAGCACCAGAACGTCGTATTTTCTATATTGATGTTGGCAATCTTCCTAAAGTAAAGGCAGAACAATACCTCAAAGAGGTAATGAGTCGCTATCGTAATAAACTTGCATATGATGCGAACACTGGTGAAGTTCGTGATGATCGCAAGTTTATGTCTATGATGGAAGACTTCTGGTTACCTCGTCGTGAAGGTGGTAGAGGAACTGAAATAACAACTCTTCCTGGCGGACAAAATCTTGGTGAAATTAGTGATATTGCATATTTCCAGAAAAAATTATATAGATCTCTAAACGTTCCAGAATCAAGAATTACTGGTTCTGGAGATGGATTCAATCTTGGACGTTCATCTGAAATATTGAGAGATGAACTTAAGTTTTCTAAATTTGTAGGAAGACTCAGAAAGCGTTTTGCAAGCATGTTTAGTGACATGTTACGCACTCAACTGATATTGAAAAACATCATTACTCCAGAAGATTGGAAGATGATGGAAGATCATATTCAATATGATTTCCTATATGATAATCAGTTTGCAGAACTCAAAGAAGCAGAAATGCTTACAAATCGTTTAACTCTTGCAACAACTATCGAACCTTATCTTGGAAGATATTATTCCACAGAATATCTCCGTAAGAAAGTTCTTCGTCAGACTGATGCAGAGATTATTGAAATTGATATGCAAATTGAAGATGAAATTTTAAAGGGTATTCTTCCAGATCCAACTACTCCAATTGACCCCAATACTGGTCAACCAATGGATCCTGCAATGATGCAAATGCAAGATGCTATGTCAATGGGACAAGTTCCTCAAGATCCGACTGATCCATCATCATTTGGAACTGAAGAAGCACCCAAAGCGTAAAAAATATAAATATCATTATAATTATCATAAAAAAAATGGAACCCAATATTATTGATTTACTTGCAACTAATGCTCCAGCATCAGATATTTCTGATGCAATCAAATCTTCTCTATATGCAAAGTCAATGGAGAAACTTGATCAAATTCGTCCATTAGTGGCAAATGAAATACTAAATTATGCTGACGATGAATCAACCGACACAGAGGATCAAGAATAATGTTAGTTAAGGTTTTGTCAGAAGAATCTGATTTGACTGCTGCAACAAATGTTAGCAACGCTACTGTTGTCAGATTAGTTAATAATTCAGGATCAATAGATGTTGTAACTAGAAAAACATCTGGTGGGACTATCATTGGATCATTTACTATGACTGCAAATTCTGTAGAATATGTAGAAAAAGATCCTTCAGACACTCTTGAGGGTGGTGCAACTATATTAGCAGCAAAAGTAGCATACGGAAATTAAAATCAATGAAACTTATCACAGAAGAAGTAACAAACGTAAAGATCATTACTGAAGGCAAAGGTCCTGATAAGAAGTTATACATTGAAGGTGTATTTCTTCAAGGTGAAATCAAGAATAGGAATGGGAGAATGTATCCCATTCAGACTCTTTGCAATGAAGTAAAGCGTTATAACGAAAACTTCATTCAAAAAGGTCGTGCTCTTGGTGAACTTGGACACCCCGATGGTCCTACAGTGAATTTGGATCGTGTTTCTCATAAAATTACTTCTCTCGTTCAAGAGGGAAATAATTTTAAAGGAAAGGCATGTATCTTAAATACTCCTATGGGTAAGATTGCATCTTCTCTTCTCGATGAAGGTGTAATGCTTGGTGTTTCTTCTCGTGGTGTTGGTTCACTTCGTATGACCAATGAAGGTCATAAAGTTGTTGGTGAAGACTTTATGTTAGCAACTGCTGCTGATATTGTTGCCGACCCATCTGCACCTGATGCTTTTGTTCAGGGAATCATGGAAGGAAAAGAGTGGGTTTGGGAAGGAGGAATCCTTCGTGAAAAACTCGCAGAGCAAACTAAGCGTAGAATTAATACCTTAGTTGATCAAAGAAGACTTGAAGAGCATAAGTTGAACTTGTTCAACGAATTTCTTTCAAATCTTTAATTTATAAATAAATATAGATTAATACAAACATATCTAATCAAATGTCTGTTGGTAACAATTTACAAGAAATGGAAAACGTAGTAACCAAAGGCGCAGCTCCCGCAGAACCCATGGCAGTAGCTGGGGTTCCTGTGGAGGACCTAGGCGGCCCTACCCCCGAGAATTCAAGACCAGATGACGACTCTAATGCACTCAGAACTCCTGGTGCTACCCTCAAGCAGGTTAG